CCTTCTGGATGCCCATCTGCACGCCGGAGTGCACCGTGCCGATCAGCACATCCACCTTGTCGCGCTGCACCAGCTTGCTGGCGTTTTCCACGCCCTTGCTGGGCTCGGACTCGTCGTCCACCTTGAACCATTCGATCTCGCGGCCGCCGAGCTTGCCGCCCTGCTGGTCAATGGCCAGGCGCACACCGTTTTCGATGGCCACGCCGAGCTGGGCGAACGTGCCGGTGTAGGGCAGCATGAAACCGACCCGAACCTTGCCGCTCTGCGCCCGCACGATGGAGGGCAGCAGCAGGCCCGAGGATGCGGCCCCTACGAGGGCGGCGCTGCGGCTGAGGACGATTCGGCGGGTGGTCATGGGGCAAGCTCCTTTGTTTAGGCTTAAAGCAATTTACCGCAAGGTTTTTCTGGTGAATACCTATGGCTTACCCGTACCGCAGACGCTTGCGTTGTCCATGGCGCTGGTTGCGGCATTGCCCCCACGCGCTCACCAATCAGGGTAGCGTTGCAAAATGGGCACCCTGTCTTCCTGCCACAGCGGCTTGCGTTGCCGCAGTCTGTCCGCTGCCCCATGCCACCTCCTGAATCCCGTCGCACTGTGTCTTCTGTTCCCGCTGTGGGTGGAAAAGACAGGTCTGCATTTCTTCCCATCGTGCGCTGGGCGCGCAACTTCTGGCCCGCCCCGTTGGGTATCGACGGCCGGGAGCGCATGCGTTTCATCGTGGGTGCCGTGATGGGCGTGCTGCTCACGGCCTGGCTCAGCCGGTGGTGGGCGGGCCCGGAGGCATCGGGGCCGTGGATGGTGGCGTCGTTGGGGGCCAGTGCAGTGCTGGTGTTTGGCATGCCCTCCAGCCCGCTGGCCCAGCCCTGGCCGGTGTTGGGAGGGAGCACCCTGTCGGCGCTCGTGGGAGCCCTGTGTTCGGCGTTGGTGCCGGACCCCGCAATCGCGGGGGCGCTCGCGGTGGGTTCTGCCATAGCGCTGATGGTGCCCCTGCGCTGCCTGCACCCGCCCGGCGGCGCGATGGCGTTGTATGTGGTGTTGACGGGAGGCGATGGGTGGCATCTGGCCGCATTCCCGATTCTGTTCAATGTGGTGGTGTTGCTGGCCGCGGGCATGCTCTACAACGGCCTCACCGGGCGCCAGTATCCACACCCGCAGCGCACAGGTCGCTCCGCCGCAGCGGCCGAGGGCGCGTTCACGGCTTCGGACGTCGATGTGGCGCTGGCCCATTACAACCAGGTGCTGGACGTGAGCCGGGCGGATCTGGAGGGGCTGTTGCACCTCGCGGGGCGGGCGGCATTTCAGCGGACGCTGGGCGAGGTGCGCTGCGCGGACATCATGTCCAGACCGCCCCTGGCGGTCGAGCCCGGCGCGTCGCTCAAGGATGCTTGGGCGCTCATGCGCAGCGCGCAGATCAAGGCCCTCCCGGTGGTCGATGCGCAGCAGATGGTCGTCGGCATCGTGACGGTGGCGGACTTCATGCGGCTGGCCAACCTCGATGTCCATGAAGGACTGGGTCAGCGTTTGCGTGCGCTGGTGATGGGTCGCAGCGGCCAGCCTGCCGAGGTACATGAAATCATGTCCCATCCCGTCCAGGTGGCCCAGGTCGGGCAGCATGCGATGGACTTGGTGCCGTTGTTTTCGCACGGGGGGCATCACCATATCCCGATCGTGGACAACGAGGCCCGGCTGGCTGGCGTCGTCACCCAGACCGATCTGGTGCGCACGCTGGCGGTGGTGGTGCAGGGCCGAGACGAGGAAAGGCCAAGGTCCGCCTCAGCACACGCCGGGCGCACGGACCACGCCATCGCAGAGGCGCCCTGAGTGCGCGGCCCCGCATCGCGGTACAATTGACAGGCTTTGCACAGCGCTTTGCCTGTCCATTGAAGCCGTCTCCGCGGCCCTCTGCCTGATCTGCGCCCTGGTGCAGCGATCCCCACCGCCCCGCCAATGCACCGCGCGTCGAGCACGCCGCGCCGTAGCTGCCGTGGGAAAGCCACAGTATCAGGCGCCGATCACAGAATATTTGTATTGAAAAGATAGAACATGGCCAAAGAAGAACTCATTGAAATGCAAGGCTCCGTGACGGAAGTCTTGCCCGACTCGCGTTTTCGCGTGACGCTGGACAACGGACACCAACTGATTGCCTACACCGGCGGCAAGATGCGCAAGCACCACATCCGCATCCTCGCGGGCGACAAGGTGTCGCTGGAAATGTCCCCCTATGACTTGACGAAGGGGCGCATCACCTTCCGCCATCTCGCCGGCCGTGGCCCGGGCCCTTCGGGCAACCGCTGATCCAGATTTTCGTGGGCGACCTGCCGTGGGCAGGGAGCTCATCGGGTGTTTTCTCGTCATTCTTGGCATCGCTTTAGCTGGCGAACAGCAGGGCTGATTCCCCTCAGTCCTTCCGGATTGCTTTTTAAAAAATCACAAAAAGCAGCCCATTTGGCCAAAGCCAGCAAATTGCCGGGTTAGAATACGAGCTGTCGGAGCGTAGCGCAGCCTGGTAGCGCATCTGCTTTGGGAGCAGAGGGTCGCGAGTTCGAATCCCGCCGCTCCGACCAATATTGACAAGGCCTGCAGGGGTGTCCTCTGCGGGCCTTTTGTCTAACTAGACTGCCACTGTCTAACGCTCATCGCGTTGCGGTCGCCCGAATCGCCTTCTTGTTTCGCACGTACTCGGCCGTCTGTGCCTGGGTCGAATGGGCGCCCATCCGCTGGGCGGCAGTGATCCCCTGGGCCTCATCAACATCTGTCAGCGCCTTTGCGCGCAGGTCGCGAAACTGCGTGTCGGGTATCCCGGCGCGTTCCAGCCCCCGGCGCCAAGCTGAGGAGATCCCGGAGTAGGTGTAGCGTTTCCCGTCCTGCTTGCAGAAAACATACTTCATGTTGGCCTTCGGGAAAGCTTTCAGCCGCTGCACCAGCTTTTCCAACCGAGGGGTCCACAGGATGAGAATCTCCACCCCAGTGCTGGCTAGGGTTTTCCCGGGCTGAAAGAGGATGCCTGCCTTGCCGATCTCAGACCATTCCATGGACAGGAGATCACCAGCGCGCTGCCCGGTCAAGTAGGCCATCTCCACGAGACAGCAGATCATCGGGCCCGAGGGCGTACGCTTTCCATCCTTGCCGTAGCAGATGCCGACCTTGATCCTGCGCAGCTCACTGTCGGTGATGTACCGGCGGCGGGGCGGGGTCTTCATGGTCTTGATGCTGTCAACCGGATTGGAGCCCGGCGGCCGGAAGCCGCGCTCCTCTGCGTACCGCATCAGCTCGCGCAGCATCGAACGGTAGGCGTTGTGCGAGCGCGGCATCTCCCGGAAGTTCTTCAGAAACTCGACCACCGCGGGCGGATTGACCTGGCCGGCTCGGAAGTCCACGAAGGCTTCCTTAATCGCCTTGCACTGGTAAATGTCATTGGCCTGGGTCTTCTCGGTGCGGGTCGTGCTCACTTCCCGAAGCCAGTCGTCCACGAGGGCAGTCATGGTGTCGCTCACCACGCCGCGCTGCTCAATGTCGGCCAGGGCTCGGTACATGGCCGGCAGACCTTCCCGGATCGCGCAGAGGCGCGTCCACTTCCGTTTCGGGCCGATGGCCGCCACGTGCCAGTAGGCACCGTTTTTCTCATAGACCCGCGGCGGCAGGCCGGACTTCTTGATCATGCTGCCCTCAGTTTGCGGACATTCGGTGCACGCACGGTGGGTTCTTTCTGTGCGACTTGGCCAGCGCAGACGGCATCGTAGTGCGCGCGCTCCAGGATCACGTCGCCCGTGGTTGTGGACCGGCGGGCGCGGAAGAATCCCTGGCGGTGCAGCTCGGGGAGTTGGTCAGCTGCTCGCTTGTACCCGGTGATCTGTAGGAGCTCCTCTTCAGACAGGGTGATCGACATTGCGGTCTCCTTCGCTTTCGCTCAGCCTTGCTCGGGCAATTTCTTCCAGCCCGGCGGCTTCTCGCGCGTCCAACAAACGCCGATGCTGCGGCGGTGCATCAATGCTGGTCACGGCTTGGCCGTTGATGCCCATGGGAGTGATTACCAAGCTGCGACCCGTGCCGACCAGCCCGCGCAGTTGGCGCACATGGTCCGCGTGACGACGCAACGCCACGCCCATGTTGAGCTGATTGCGTTTGTCCTCCGGCAGTTCTTTTTGTGCGAACGGGTCCAGCCGCCAGAGTTGGTCTGGATCGGCAACGTCCGCGAGCTGTTCCAGGTATTCAGGTGTCATCATGGCCTCCTTCCTTGTGCTTGCTGATCCGATGCCACAACTCGGCTGCGTTAAACCCCGCAAGCCAGATGCTGGCCGCGCCACGGCTGTGCCGATATGGGTTCCGAGCCTCTTTCTGCGCCTCCGTCAGCGGCTCCCGCCCCTCTCTCAACGCCTGCGGATCGACCCCCGCCCATGCCGTGGCGCCGCGCTCTGTGAGCTGGGTGAGGTCTGGCATGGGTTGCGGCACCCGTGGCGGCTCTGCGGGCTGTGTGGGTGGCGCAAGGAAAACTGTGCAGCTCGCGGGGTACGACCAGAAGTTGCCATTGCCGTCCGTCAGCTCGTGCCAGGTGCCGGGATTGAAACGGCCCGCCCGCCGCTCAGTGCGCACAAACATGCCGTCGCGGTGGGGGTTGGAGGCACTTGCGTAGACGCCGCGCATCCATTCCCCGAACTTTGGCGCTCTTGTGTCGCCGCGCACTCCCTGGCAGTCGTCGCCGTACGGCGCATCTGTTGGCGTCTTGATGGGTTCGGTCATGGTGAGTTTTTCTTTGGAGTGGAAAGCTTCTGGTGCCACTGCAAAGCACCCTCTGTCGTTCCGAAATAGACGTGGTATTCCATGCCGGGGACGCAAGCCCCAACCAGGACGGCAGCAAGGAATGTCCACCCGATGATTGCTGCAACGCGCGTCATGGTGTGTCTTTCTGTTGGGCGGCCAGGGCGGCGTCGATGGCGTCCTTGGCTGCTGGCATGACGTGGTAGTGGACGCACTCCAGGTAGCCCATAGCTGCGAACCGCCGGAGCGCGGCATCCGGTACGTCCGTCTCGCCGCAGTCCTCGAAGTCCGCCACGGCCCTCTGCAGCAACTCCGCGTCTTCGACGGTCAGCGCATCTGCCGTGGCCGCTGGTGCCGGCCTGTCGTAGAGCGCTACCATGTTGATGGCGTTTTGCGGGGGTTTGCTGCCGAGCTTGAAGCCTGAGCCGGGCATGGCATACGCCTTCGGGTCATCGGTGAACCAATAGCCGAAGGGTTCCTGCACCCCACCCGTCGCCCCCACCGGGGCACGGGCTGCGCGGAACTCTGCAACCTTTTTGAGCGCGTCGGCTATGCGGTCCTTCCCAAGCTCGATGCCCATGGTGGCGCACATCACCTTGAATAGATGCCGGTTCGTCGGGTGATCTTCTTCGCATGCAACGCGCTCCCCATCCTGCGCAGGGGCGGACATGTTCGGTTCCTGCCCGTTTTTCGACACGTCAGCGGCGACGTGTTCGATTTCTGCGGGCTTTTGAACATGATCCTGCGCAGGGGCGGGCTGGGCCTCGTCCTCGAATTTGATGGCCTGTCCGACCAACGCCAGCCTTGCAATTGAGCCATCTTCAACGGTGGCCGTGCCCGCTTCGTCGCACCAGTAGTTCTGCGGCTCGCCGCTCACGGTGTCCCACGCGCTGTCGTCGGACTTAATGAAGTGCTCGCCGTCAGCGTAGAACTGCAGCGCCTTGCGCAGGTTCTCGATCTCGGCGGGCTCGGGCGCTGGCTGCGCGGGGGATGCGGCGAGCGCCTTGCGTGCAATGTCGATATGCACCAGAGCATCGTCATACCAGCCGCGCCACGTTTCCGGCGCCCGCTCATGAGCGCGCATCAGCAAGTCGGCTGCTGTGTCCGCGTGCGCGAGCGCGTATTTCACATCACCGCCAGGCACCGCCCGCTCTGCTGCCCCTTGCGTGAGGGCGGCTACCTGGGCGTGCAAGCGGTCGTGTGCTATTGCGAAGTTGTCGTTTGCATCTTTCAACACGCGATTCTCGGCGTGCAGGCGGCGCAGCTCGGCTTGGATCATTGTCACGTCAACCTTTTCTGGGTCGGCGTTCTCCAGCCACGCGCCGTTGATTTCGTCAGCAATGCGCAGCGCATCGGGTTGGGCGGGCACTGCCGCGATGGGAGGGGTGGGGGTCATGGTCGAACTTCCTGAACGTTGATCGCGTACACCCGCACCGGCTCGGGGCCGAAGTGCGGATGCGTGATGGTCTTGATGGTGTAGCCCTGCCAGGGTCGGATAAGGCGGCGGGTGTGGTCGTTGCGGGCTGGATAGCCCAGCGTGAGCACGATGCGGTCGTACTCGCGTCCTTCGAGCCGCTTGTGCCAGTGCTCGGTGCACAACCGGAATTCTTCCGGCTTGCTGCCATCACGTATGGCCTCGAAATACTCACGCTTGAGGGGTAATACGAGATCACCCATGGTCCGCCTCCCTTCCGCCACCAGCGGCGAGGGGAGGGGCGGGCAGGGGCATCCAGTGAGTGGCACTGGTGATAACAACCTTCCCTGCTGTCACAAATTTTTCTTGGCGCACACTTACCAAAAAAGCATATGCAAAGTATTTTCCCCACACTAAAAATTCACCACCTTTCGGAGCCGTCTCAATCGGCCTCCACCCTCCCACCATTCCCTCTGGTGGAGAGGGGTGGAGCCCGGCGAATTCATCGATGTTCGCCAGGGCATCATCCAGCTGCAGTTCGCCTGCAAAAGCGCTGTGCTCCATCATCAGCTTGAGGTGATCCCAAGAGCCACCGGCGACCATCCCAATATTCGCATTCGGCTCAAGGTACAGGGGCTCGGCCCACTCGTCGCCGTCAGCTAGGGGCACTTCTTCCTGGGTGTCGTACAGGCAGAGCGTGCGGTTGTGCCGCCACGCCACAGGCTCACTCTCCTTCGTGGCCTTCGGCTTAGGTGGATTGGCCGCAGCCTGGAGCAGCGCTCGCATGTCCGTGTAGCAGCGCATCGCCTCAGAGCTTCCCGTGCGCGCCACCTGCAGTTCGATTTCATCGGCCCGCGTGCGCCACCAGCCGGGCGCCACAGGCTCACTCCCCGCACTTGCTGCGAGAGAGGCGCGGGCAGCAAGGTACTGGTCGGCCAATTCGACAGCGACAGCGGCCTCGCCGTCCATCGACGGGCTGAATGTCGGCGCGCCGATGTAGCTTCGAGACTCGTCCAAAACATCGCGCATTCTGCGGATCAACGCATCCGCCTCGCGTTCCTTGTCATTGCTCATGCTGCCACCTTCAGCTTCTTCTCCGGCTCAAACAGCCACACACGCCCCGTGCCGTCCTCTGCGTAGTTCGACACATACCGCACCGTCCCAGGCTTTTTGCGATCTTCGAGCCACTTGCGCAACGCCGCTGCAATTGCTGATGCCGTGCCAGGTGGACACTTGAGCGCCTGTCCGTACTCCAGTTGCAAAAACCGAGATGTGTACTTCCCCTGCGGCGCGCTCCGAGCAGCTGGGAGCGGGTCATTGCAGATGACAAGTTCTGCGGGGTCGATGATCTTCTGGGGTTTGTTGGCTTTGGTCATCTTTTCACCGGTCCATGGGTTTTTGCTTTTTGCGAATTGCGTTGCCATGTCTGCTCCAAAGAAAAAGCCCGCTGTTGCGGGCCTGTGTGGGGGTGGGGGTGGGTTAGAAGGGGGGCATGTCGTCGTCGAACCCGCCGCCCTGTGGCGCTTGGCGCTGCTGTCGCTGCTGTGGCGCCTGCTGCCCGTCGCGCGGCTTGGGGTCGTTGAGGTAAGCCCAGCCGTCCCAGCCGATGGGCACCGCCTCCAGCTTGAGCATCAGCCCGTTCTTCGTTTCGATCACAGAGCCCAGCGTCTGGTAGCGGCTTTTCTCCTGTCCGCTGCTGTCGGTGTACTTGCCTGTGACTGCGGTTACTTCGTACTTGCGTGCCATGGTTGGCCTTTCTAAATGTCCCGCCAGCCAGCTCGGCGGGTGTTGGTTAAATGCCTTTGTGCTCCGCCTCGATGCGGAATAATTCCTCGCGCACGTACTCTTGAGCAACCCGACATCGCTCAATCAGCTTTTCCTCAAGGGCCATATCGCGGGAATACGTGACGCGAGTGACGCGCAACTCCGGGCTGAGCTTGTGCGAAACAATGTGCAAGTCTTCGTCTTCGTAGCCGATGAGGTGGTCCGGCGTGTCCACCATGCAATAGGCCACCGTTGCCTTGTTCGCATCGAAAAGATGCATGTACGCGCGCATTTGCCACTCGTACTCTTTCTTTTCTCCGGCCCTGGACGATGCGGGGAAAGTGTCCAGACTCCACGACGATTTAATGTCGATGATTTCCGAGCCTGTAAAAATGTCCGGCTCCCCTGTCAGGTAGTCAGTCTCGCGGCGCGCCGTGTTCTTCTGATGGTTGGTGAAGAACACTGAGTTGAATAGCTCGATGGACTGTTCTTCGACCTCGATCCCCTTTTCGGTGTGCTTGCTTCCTTTGTCGGAGGTGTATCCGTAGAAGAGCTCTTTGGCGCACTTGTCGAGGTAGGTCTTTGCACCATCCGACAGCGCTTCGGACTTTGTGCGCGGGTCCGTCATGATGTTGAACAGACCAGAAGCCCTAGGCTTGAACAGTTGCACTCGTTTCAGCATCGAGCCACTCCTGTTGTTCTACGGTGAGCGAGAACTGGTCCATCAGCTTTTCGCGCGTGTATTCGCCAGCCTTGATTTTCCCCAACGCCGCTGTCAGGCGCTCGTCTGAGATTCCTTGCTTCTGGCGTTTTGCCACGACTGGGCGGATGCGAAGACACTCCACCGTGTCGCCCGCGAGCTTGGTTGTGCTGGCAAACAAGGTGATCGGCTTCCCAGCCCAATCCTCAATGAACGGCCCGTAGAGCTTTGCGATGCTCTTCTGGTTCGTACTGTTCAGGATGAAAGGCTTCTGGTTCTTGAGGTGCGCGACGGTGCATTCCTCTTTCTTCCCGCCTGTCCCTGTGATGATCTCGCGTGCCACGTGGGAAATCACCACCGTCAGGTCTTCGCCCTCGTTCAGCGCGTAGGCCCCGATGTAGTCGGGGTTCATCAGGCGCTTGTAGTGCGTCTTTGTCATGTTGGCCTCATTTGGATCTAGTCAAAAACCAAGCCGCCTTGAGTGCAATCCATCGAGAGTTGCCAAGGCGGTATTGCAAATATCGGTCGCGGAGTTCGGTCAGGAATCTCATGGCATCACCCCCACAAAAGCCAGAAGGCAGGCCAATGCCATGGCGTCAAACCAAAGCATCAGGGCGATGACGGTGTTTTCTGTGGGTGTCATGTCTGCCCCTCTTGTGATTTGGGTTGGCACTTTGCGAGTGTTCGGTGCGCGTGGTCGTAAGCGCTGTTGTGCCACTTGTCCACGTTTTTGACCTGCCACCGCATGAGCATTTCAATCGCCTCCACCAACTCCGCACAGCGCTCCGCAAGCTGCCTTGGAGATAGGCCCGTCTCGTGGAACACTGTTCCGGCTTCGGCGATGAGGCGGGCGTTGGCGAGCGCTTCGTTCTCGTCGTAGTGGCCAAGGCATTGCGCGATAAACTTTTCGCCGCACATCACATCAGGCTCAATAGCGCTTTCACCTGCGACAAACCACTCTCCAGCGGTCGGCTTCAAATCACTCATGGCATCTCTCCCTTAGCTACCTGATAAGCCCGCCCGCGCTTGGGCGTGCATGTGAGTACATCGCCATCCCAATGCGCCAGGGCAGCAGGTCCGCATACAGCCTGCCCAGCAAACTCGCGGGATGCCTTGGCGGCTTCTTCCTGCTGCACTGCCTGCAGTTCGTCGGACTCGGGCCATTCGTGGCGGTTGTCGTCCCATTGCGCCCAAAAGAAAGCCGCGAAGATCGCGGCTAGGTAGATGGCTGTTTTGTAGTTGGGATGGATCATTTTGGTTCGCCAACATGGATCGCGTACACCTTCACGGGATCTGGCCCGAAGTGCGGATGGGTGATCGTGGTTTCCCGGTAGCCGCGCCAGGGGCGCACCAGGCGGCGTGTGGTGTCGTTGGCCGCCGGGTAGCCCAGCGTCAATACGATCCGGTCGAACGTGCGCCCTTCAAGCCGCTTTCGCCAGTAGGGTGTGCACAGGCGGAATTCCTCCGGCTTTACACCGTCACGGATTTGCTCGAAGTAGGCTCGCTTGAGCGGAAGCACAAGGTCACTCATGGTGTCTCTGCTCCTGTATCGGATGGGGGAGGGGTGCCGGTGGCTTTGGCGATGGCGGCGCGATAGCCCTTGCTATCTCCGCCGAGAACGTCGATGTAGTTGGCAGCCGATAAAAGCTGGGACGCCAACTCAGGCGCGGCGGCGATTAGGCGGACGTTTGCATGCATTTCAGGGTGCGCTGCATCCACGTAGATGGTCTGCAAGAACATCCATGCGCCTCCGCCTGGGCACCCCAGGCCGTAACGCTTGGTGCTGTACCACGCGTAGGACCACGGCCCAGGCGTATGCGCCGCATTCACCCGCTTAGCCTCAGCCTGCGCCTCTTTGCTCAGCCGTGCTGCTAGGGCGCGTTGTTGGTCTTGGGTCACGTTCTCACCTCCGCGTTGTTGATCGCATACGTCTGCGCCAGATGCCGCACCAGCATGGTCGCGTCGTAGTTGCCGTGCAGGTGTGCCCACATCAGCACGTGCATCAGGCGCTTCTCGTGGTCCGCGTAATCCACGGCTGACCACAGCTTGTCGTAGTTGCCTTGCATTGCCTCGACCAGCGCCAGGGACTGCAGGCGCCCCTGTTCGCGGTCTAGTTCATCTGCTTCGCGGCGGCGACGGTCTTCTTCGTTTGCACAGTCGCGCTGGATGATTTCGAATGCCATAGGGCCTCCAGAAATGAAAAAAGCCGCTCTATGGCGGCTTGTGGGGGTGGGGGTTGATGGTGGCCGGTGCTGGTGTTCCGGTCCCTTCACGGTCGGGCAATCTTCATACTGCAGGACTCTGCAGCGTGGCCCTATCGGCGGCGTCCTAGCTTCACGCATTCACCATCATTGAAGCGTCCTGGCGCTGAACCCAGGTCTTAAGAAACCGCGCGTCCCGCTTGTGCTCGGTTCACTCTACGGCCAGCCGACAGCCCGGCCAATTCCGCTTCAATGAGGGCCCTGGGCATCCCGCCCAGGTGGTTTGTTCTGCCCTATTGGTGGGGGCTAGCGACGCTCCGGTTTAGTCGCGTCCTTCAAGTTGTCAACAAGGTCTTCCACAGCCTCCGCCGTGTATGGCTTGTCCTTGTCTGTGAGCGAACCTCCGAGGGTCACAACATCAGCAACTACCGCAACGGGCACCGTGACAACCGATGCGGCGGCTTTCGCCAGCGATTCAAGCATTCCAAACATCTCTCTCTCCTTCACTGTTCATTGATACGAGGGGGCTTGTATGGACGGGCAGGGCGCTACTCCTGCTGCGCGTTTTGATTCTTGTTGCCTAGGCATTTCGCCTAACCAGCGGCGCTCTCATCCGAGCAGGCTAAGCCGCGATGTATTGGCTCTGGCAGCGGGCCACTCCCGCGCGTGGTGCGTGTCTGCTTTCCACGCCGCCGTCCATACAAGCCCTCTCTCCCAGGCACTTGATCTAGCACTGCGTTGGCAGGGCGGGGGGGTTACAGCGCAGCAACAAACGCTGCGAAGTCGTCGTCGTTCATGTCTGTGCAGTCCACATCGGACTGATGCACATCGGCGGGGTGAACCCACTTGAAATCTGCGCCGCGTTTGACGAATCGGAACCCTTGATCGCGCAAAGTCATGTCTTGCTCCTTGGTTGAAATCAGCAGGGCTCACGCAAAGCCCTGGTGATTTGCCCCTCTTGCGAAGGGCTCTCCTGCATTGCGTGGCAGGTATCGGCCGGTCTAGGCCCACTGCAGTTCTTCCGGTCGCTGCGAACCTCCACCCCCAGCCTCGGAAGGGCGCAGACCTTGGCGGCTGCTCAGCTCGGGGATTCCGTCGCTGCCTTCTTCATCGGCTTGATACCGTCTTAGGCTTTCGCTGCGGTATGTGGAGAAGTATGGCTCAGCCGGACTGCAGTAGTCAAGTCAAACCATACCGGTTGGTTAGAATTTGTTGTAATTAGGTGTACGGCTTAGCCGTACGAAGCCGCATATAGATGCACGGGCAACAAAAAACCGCCTCTATGGGCGGTTTGCTCGGTGGTGGTGTTCCAGCCTATCTGCAATCCGTATAGACGGTTCCGCCTACGTTGCGCGATGAGCAGGACATGGAAGGCATCATTGGCGCAGGTCGTGGCTGGGAGAGTTGCATGAGCATGAGCGCGTTGCTCAGCTCTGCCGAGGATTGGGCCTGCCGAGCAGCTGCGGCTTGCTGCTCCGACCGCTTTGCACCCTCATTCGCTGCCGATTGGCGAGCGCGTGTCTCTGCCGCCAGGGCTGTGCGCTCGTTGACGAACTGCCCGTATGTCGATTGCCCAGCGTAGAGCTTTGACAGATTGATGATGAATCGAGACTGCGACTCATCAATGATGGACGTGTACCAGGCCGGTGCGTACTGGGCGCGGAACTGCCTCCCAACATCAAGGCAGGTCTGCCGAAGCTCTGCCCAGCTGCGCAGCGCCGACTTTTCTTCCTCTGTCGGCTTCAATGCGCTGGCGCGAATATCCAGGCTGGCAGCATCAGGGTTGGTCAGGGATCCGATGCGGGGCTTGAGGATTTGCACGCTAGGGTTGTGCTCGATGCTCTGAAAGCAAGGATTGGACGGGTCGTCGGCAGCGGTCTTTTGCTGTGGCGCCGTGGCTTGGCACGCCGAAAGAACGAGCGCGATTGGCGCCAGGTAGATTGCTCGCATCATTTTTCCTTTTTGGCGATAAGTGGCTGAGGCGTGGGTGGCAGATGCATTGCCACCTGGTGATCTGGGATGGCCGGGCCAAGCATCATTGCCAGTAGCTGCTTTCTCTGGTCTTCTGTCAGGGCCTGAACCACGCTAGCTGCTTTTGCCAGTTCTGCGTCCTTCTTTATGTCACCAAAGATCAGGTAGTCCGCGCTGATATTCAGCTTCAGGCAAATCATTCTGAGCTGGTCTGCCTTGGGGTAGTGGCGCTCTGCCTCCCAGTCCGCGACTGACTGCTTCGAAGCATCCTTGCCCTGCTTCTCGCCAGCTCCACGGCCCAATTCTGCGCCGCTCATCTTGGCATTAGTGCGCGCCTCCTTCAACCGGGCGCCAAAACCGAAGCTAGCTGATCTATCCATCGTTTGAGCATAAAGAGTAGTCGGTTCATGCCAAACTATTGGTATGGGTGAGCTGGACTCCAACCGTACGGTTGAGCCATACTCTGGGAATGGACAACCCAGAACTGACCGCATTTCTTGAGATTCGGGGAAAGCAAGCTGCTGTTGCCGCGTCATTGGGCGTCTCCAAGCAGACGGTGAATGACTGGAAGCGACAAGGCTTCATCCCCGCAAAACACGCCGCAGCCTTTGAGGCTATTTCCGGCATCGCCCGCACACGCCTGTGCCCGACCTTCGCGTGGGTTCCACCGCGCAAGGCCAAGACCACCCAACCGGCCTGACTCATGGCCCCGAATTCCCTCCCTAGCCACTTCGCAGTGGCCTTTGCTCAGGCCCTCGGGTCTGGGCGTTTTTCTATTCGTGCTTTGCATGGCGCTCATTTTTCGCCGCGCAAGCCTCTCAACACCACTCAACTGATTGGAGCGTAGTTGTGAACCAACTCGGATTCCCCTCTGCGGTATCGCCACAGGAGCTTGCCCGCGAGAAGACATTGGGCGACGCCATCGGCCTGTGCATTAAGGCTGCTGGCTATGAGCCCAAGGAAGTCACCGACAAGCTCAAGATGGACAAGGCGCAGTGGTCGCGCTGGCAGTCGGGCGCCGAGGGTGTGACATGGCCCAAGTTTGAAGCCCTGATGGACTTCTGCGGCAATGACGCCCCTTTGCTTTGGATGCTGTCGGCTCGTGGCTATGACATCACCAGCCTGCGCCGCAAAGAGACGGAGACGGAGCGCAAGCTGCGCGAAGCCACCGAGGAACTGGAAAAACTGAAGGCAGAGCGCGAAGTCGAGCGTCGCCTGTTTCGTGACCTGAGGCTTGCAGCATGAGCACGTTGTGGAACCCCCGCCGCCCGCTCAACCAGCCCCCGCACTACGGCCACGTGACAGCGGCAGCTGAGCAATCAAAGCCCTTCGATCACGCCGCCGACAAAGCAGCCGAGGCCATCTATCCATCGCAGAGCACTCGCCGCAAGCGCTCCGACAAGTCGGTGTTCGACAGGAGCACAAAAGGATCACGGTGAAGCCTGCGACCAGAACTGCAGGCATGAAAAAACCCGCTGTCATCGGCTGGCAGGCCTCGGCGGGTTTCTCAAGTAACTAGGAGCGATTCTATGACGCAATCCCAAATCCTCGCAAGGCTCCTGTCGCGTAAATGCGGCACTACAGCCTTGGAAATCATCCAGCAGGCGGGCACGGTATGCCCCCACAAGCGCATGAGCGACCTCAAGGCTCGCGGCTGGACCATCACCAAGCAGCAGGTCCAGGGCAAGCGCTACCACCGCTATTTCGGCACTGCGCCAAAGGCTTTCTGAGCATGGCCGGTGACTGGATCAAGATGCGTGGAAACCTGTGGGATGACCCACGGGTTGCCCGCCTTGTGGATATGACCGACTCCAGCGAAGCCGCTGTTGTTGGTGGCCTGTACTGGCTGTGGGCAACTGCAGACCAGCACACGCAAGACGGCTTGATGCCCGGCCTTTCCCTGCGCCAGATCGACCGCAAGACTGGCGTTCAAGGACTTGGCAAAGCCTTGTGCGACATCGGCTGGTTGTCCGAAACAGACTCCGGTGTTCGAGTCGAAAACTTCGAAGAGCACAACGGCCAGTCCGCAAAGCGTCGCTGTGTTGACGCTCAGCGCAAGGCAACTGTCCGCACCGTGTCCGCTTCTGATGCGGACAAAACGCAGACAAGTTCGGGACAAGAAACGCCGAACCTCGGAGCTAGAGAAAGAGAAGAGAAGAGAAGAGAAGAAGATAAAGAAGCTATCGCTTCTTCGTCGGCTTCTGCGCAGCCAACCTGCGGCGACGAGCCTGATGACGGCGTGCCGCCTTGCCCGTTCGACCCTTTGATCGACCTCTACGAGGCAGCGTTACCCGTTTTGCCAACCGTGCGACGTTCGCTGTTCGCGAAAGGTGCCAACGGCAAGGCGCTGCGTGCCCGGTGGCGCTGGGTGATGACGGCAAAGCACGAGCGCGGAGAGCGAAAGGGCGAGCGCATCGCGACCACCGTGGACGAGGGCAAGGCCTGGTTTGGCAGGTACTTCGACTACGTGGCGGAAAGCGATTTCCTGTCCGGCCGCAGCGGGAAGTTCCAGGCCTGCGACCTTGGCTGGCTGGTGACAGCGGCGAACTTCGAGAAGGTTCTGTCCGGCAAGTACCACCACGAGCAGCGGGAGGTGGCCTATGCGTGAAGCACGCTCCATCCCCGCAAGCCTGGAGTCCGAAGCAGGCGTTTTGAGCGGCCTGATTCTCGACAGCGAAGCCATCAACCGCGTTCCAGACCTGACTGCAGAGGCGTTCCACAGCGAAGTTCACGCGGACATTTTCCGCGCGATCCAGTCGCTGGCAATCTCAGGGCAGGCAATCGATGTGGTGTCGGTCTTCACCGAGCTGAAGTCCGCAGGGCGCCAGATCGAGCTGTACGAGATCAACGAAATCGCGCAGTACGTGCCCAGCTCTGCGAGCATCCGCCGCCACGCCAGCGTGGTGATGGACGCCTACCGGATGCGCCAGCTGATGAACGCGGGTTCCGAGATCGCGGACATGGCGATGACGCCAGGCTTGAATGTGGCAGAGCAGATCGACAAGGCCCAAATGATGCTGGCGAAGCTGGCAAGCGTGAAGGCCAAGCGCGACCCGAAGCACATTCACGAATCGCTGGCCGAGTACCTGCAATTGCTGCAGGACATGAGCGAAGGGAAGAACCCAGCCATCGCGACCGGCATTGGTGGCCTGGATCAGATCCTGAACGGTGGCCTGCGCCGTGGCGAAGTGTTCGTGCTGGGCGCGCGTCCGAAGCACGGCAAGACCGCCGCATCGCTGACCATGGCCCGGAACATCGCACGCCGATACAACGTGCTGTTCCTCAGCCAGGAAATGTCCATCAACCAGCTGATGCACCGGCACACCGCCGCGAGTGGCCCGTTTGATCTGGCCCGCATCCTGGCAGCAAAGCCGGAAGACCACGACATGTGGGCTGCCGTCACCGACGCCGCGAGAAAGCTGGGCGAACTGCACTTGATCCACGACGACCAGTGCGCTTTGTCCCTCATGGACATCCGCCGCAAGTCTTTGCAGGTGCGCCGCGCTCAAGGCTTGGATGTGCTGTTCATCGACTTCCTGCAGCTGATGGCCGGAGCCGGTGAGGAAAACCGCAACCGTGAGTTGGACATCATCGTGAACGGCATCAAGGCGATGGCGATGGACATGGATATCGCTGTTGTCCTGTTGAGCCAGATGAGCCGCAAGGCTGACGAGCACTACGCCCGTCCAACGATGACCCACCTTCGGGACTCTGGCGCCATCGAGGCCGCAGCCGATCAGATCGCAGTGCTGTTCACCGATTGGGCGCACCCACTCAGCAAGCGCCTGCCCGAGTTCCAGGGCTACTCCGAGATGGAGATCGTCGCCCACCGCAACGGCCCACAGGGAGTGATCCCGCTGGAGTTCGTCGGCAAGTACCAGCAGATGGGCGACTGGATGGGGCCCACACCGGTCCACAAGAAACCAGAAGCCACTGGCCGTGGCGCCAACTTCTAAGGAATGACCATGACAGATCAAACACATGTGTTGCTCTGGAGCCAGAGCCAGTGCGCCATGCACATCGAGACGGTTCAGGAAATGCTGCAGACCAACGCGACAGCGCTGGTGCAAGACCGTCGCATGGACTACGTGCCCATCGTGTTCGGCACATCAGAGGCTTGCCATGACGCAGCCGACAGCGTCCGCGCCACGCTGCGCGAACGTCAGGAACGGAAGGTGGCATGACATGCGCAGAGTACGAAAAGCAAGCCGCGCACCTGTCCAGCCTAGCCACAGAGCCAGCATGGAAAGCTTACATCTGGCACAGGCTCAACGAGCTGGACCAAGTCTCGCTATTCGCGGGAATCAAGGACGAGGTGCTACGGCGCGTCGAATTGTTGAAACAACAGCAAGGCAGTGGGGGGTGATGTGATGAATTGCAAACCTGGAGATTTGGCTAGGTATGTCGGGGAAGATCGTTCCAAACACGGCTGGATAGTGCGATGCCTGGAAGTTGACCCACTCGGCGAACTGCTTACGGGTGATGTTTGCTGGGTTGTGGATCCGCCAATGCCACGGACAGATGGAGAGGGCATGGCCCGCGCGGTGAGAGATCGTGTGCTCCGTCCCATCCGTGACCCTGGAGACGACGCCCAGGACGAAACCCTGCAATGGCTCCCAGTGCCCAGCACTGAGAAGGAGGCGGCATGACCCCCGAAGAAATCATCGCCATGGCGAAAGAGGCGGGGATGGTCGTGGTGGACAACAAATTCAGCCTCGCGCCGTTCTTGGCCCGTTTCGCCGCCCTGGTAGCCGAGAAGGCCGCAGCCAAAGAGCGGGAGGCGTGTGCAGACATCGTAGAGAACGCAGATACGCCTGATTGTGGTGGCTGGACGGCTCAAGGCATTGCTGACGCCATCCGATCCAGAGCCAGCAAGGGGGAAGCATGACAGTCGGAATCTTCATGCCCGAGGGCACAGAGGCCCGCGTCTGCACTGAGATTGCAGCCCGCCAGCAGATGGGCATTGCCAAGTACGGCACCACCGTTGCAGAGAACCCAATTGGCCTGCGCGAGTGGCTTGTCCACGCGAAGGAAGAAGCTCTCGACCAGGCCATCTATCTGCAGCGCGCAATCGAAGAGATCGACGCGCAGGAGGCACGGAGGGCTGCACATGGCTGAAACCCTCACCGTCGAACTACACAACCGGCAACAGGCTTGGGCCGCCATCAAGGCCCAGGTGTTCCCGTTCCTTGCCCAGGTGCTGCAGGGCGGGCACCGCTGGGTGCTGACCATCACCCGCCGCAAGCGCACCAGCAAGCAAAACCGCCGCTATTGGGGCAATGGGGTGCTCAAGCAGATAGCCGAGCAGGCCGCGCCGAATGGGAAGCTGTACCCGGCTGAAATCTGGCATGAGCAATTCAAGCGCATGTTCATCGGCGTGGTCGAACTGCCCGATGGGTCCGTGCAGGGCATGAGCAGCGCTGGACTCGACACGGCGCAGTTCTGCGAGTTTTCGGACAAGGTGGAAGCCTACGCCGCGAATGAGCTGGGTGTGACCTTCTACGACCTGCAGGGGCACTGATGCTGACCTACAAGAACCCCAAGGCGAAAAGCTGCGTCGTGTGCGAGCGGGTGTTTGTGCCCTGGAGCAGTACGCAGCTTGTCTGCCGCCAGTCATGCGCCATGAAGAAAGCTCGCGCCGACCGGCTGGCAGCTGAGAAGGCCGAGAAAGAGGCCATCAAGCGCCGCAAGGAAGCCCTGAAAAAGATCTCCGAGCTGGAAGCCGACTGCCGCAAGATCGTCCAAGAAATCGCCCGCATTCGTGACAAGAACGATGGGTGTATCTCCTGCCACATGGGCCCCAACTATGACGGCCAGTGGCACGGGTCGCACTACCGCTCGCACGGCGGCTGTTCATCGCTGCAGTTCCACCTCTGGAACATCCACAAGGCGTGTGAGCAGTGCAATTACTTCAAGGGCGGGAATCATGAGGGCTTCATCCGGGGCCTATTGGTCAAGCCTGGCTACGGGCCAGAGCGCATCGAGTGGCTGGACAACCAGCCCAAGTCACAGAAATTCAGCAGGGAGTACCTCTACCGATTCAAGGCGGTAATGGGTAAGCGTCTGCGTCGTATGAGGAAGTGGAGCAAGTAATGGGACGCAAAGTAGGAGCCCGCATCCGTGAGGTGCTGGAAGCGGTTGAAAGCGGCGCGACCACCAAGCCGCAAATCCACGCAAAGCTTGAACGGCCTATTGAGCCGAGCAACCTGGGGAAGTATTGCAGCCGAGCGGTCGGCCTGCGTTTGATGACCGTTGACCGCAGCAAACACCCCATGGAGTTCCGTGTGGAGCCAGATTGGCGGCTCAAGGCGAACGAATCCGGAACGAACAAGCGCCCGGCTCGCAAGCAGTACCCGGCACCACGCGTGAACAGCGTATTTGCATTGGGGGCCGCATGACCCAGCCAGCAAAGCTCAACGGGTGCCACAACCGCCCGCCATTCAAGCCGACAGTGGAAGTGCGAGAAGTCGGAGGCTATCGGATCGCCACCGCTTTCCCATTCCGCATGGCGATGGATTGCCAATACACCAGGAGCGCTCTCGGTCAGGCCGACCAGCGCTGTGAGGGATGCAAGCACAGAGTAACGGAAAAGGAGGCCGCATGATTGATGTGATCGACCACCTGTATTGGAAGGCGCTTGAGCAGGAGCGCGAGAGGAACATGCGCGAATGGGATCGGCGCTACGCGACACTCAAAACGTGTGAGCCGGAATTTTTCGTCGCGGCCATCGGAGGCCCGAAGACGCTCAAGAACGAAAGCTTACGTCACATATTGACGCGGATGGCTCATGACATTGCAGAACTTCAGAAGGAGCGGCCATGATGCGCGACAACTTCCACGACCGCCTCGATGACATCCTGAGCCGCTGGCACCACTGGGCCAAGGGATACATCCCCGTCCCCACTTGCGGCGCAGACCCCATGTTCCGCAATGCCAAGAGCGCAAAGGGTTGGGACTCCACCGCCGAGATCGTAGAAGACGAAATCACCAATCTGCAGATGAAGGCCCTGGACTTCCAGGTTGGGGAGATGAAAGACCCCCACCGGTCTGCCATCTACATCCACGCCAGGAACTGCTGCACCGGGCGCAACGTGTGGCTGTCACCCCGGTTGCCGCAGGACCCGATGGAGCGTGCCCGCATCCTGGGCGAGGCCAAAACCATCCTCATAGGGAAACTACTGAGTGCTGGCGTGATGTGAAAAGTGTTGACAGCATCGATTTTTTCGATACCATGCCGCACTGGAGGGGATAGCTGCCTCCAAAATTTCCAAGCCCGCAGGTTCGCCTAGCGGGCTTTATAGTTTCAAGGCTGCGCGTTGGATCGCCTTACCCCGTACCAGTCAAGTGGTGCCGTCATAAGCGGGGGCTGCGCGTAGCTCTTGAATTCAACCCCTAGTTCTTGGAGCTAGGCCGGGCCACCCCTTCGAAAGATCGGGTGGCTTTTTCTTTTGCGGGCTCGCTCAACACCTCGATTGGCTCTGTCCACCGGAGCGACGCCCGCAACCTTCCACACCCGACCACACCGGCAACTTTGGCTGGCGGCACAGCGGGAAAACCGTGCCGGTCTTCATGCGTCTGCACAGACGTCACAAAGGGAGATGCGAACGGCACCGCCCAGCCCGCAAGGGTAGCCCGATGGGCGCTTACGAGGATCACATGCCACAAACCATCGCAGAAGCCGCCAAGGCCGCAAGGCAGCACGCCAAAGCTCTGGCAAGAGCCAAAGAGCGCCAGGCAGAGCTGACCAAAGACCTGGCAGCCGCAAAGCTTCGCGTGGAAGAGCTTGAGTCCGCACAGAAGGGCATCGAGTACAGCCTATGGGAAGCGGCGCTGGGCGAGGTGGACGAGGTGCCGGAAGGCTAGCAATCACTAACTTCGGATAATCCGATAGGAACCCGAGCATGTACAACCAAGACGAATGCAACAAGGCTGGGGCGAAAAGCCAATTGGCCTATGAGCGCGCGAAGAGCGCATGTATTAGCGCCTGGGGCCAGGGCGTGCGCAAAGAGCCGCTTCATGGAAGCGCGCTGAGATTCGCCGAATTGTGTGACGTGTTGCCTGTGAGCACGAACATAGTGCGCAAGAAATACCGGCGCGGGCTCGACCGCCTCCCATATGAAGGGTGATGGTCGTGTCTACTGTAGAGGCCACTAGAAAGCGCGAGAAAACCGGAGGCAGAACCAAAGGCACGCCCAACAAGGTGAACCGCGAGTTCCGCGAGACTGTCCGCAAGCTGCTGGATGACAACGCCAAGAACGTTGGTGTATGGATCACGCAGGTAGCCGAGGGCCATGGCGAGAACAAAGCAGATCCAGCCAAGGCATTGGACCTGCTGGCGAAGCTGGCTGAGTTTGCCGCTCCTAAGCTGGGGCGGGTTGAGCACACAGGGCCAGATGATGGCCCGATACAGATCACGTCCATTGAGAGACGGATCATCGGCTGATGACCAAGCTGGTGATTGAGACGGCCAAAGTGTTTCGGCCGTTGCTTGAGCCTGCCCGCTACAAAGGCGCACATGGTGGCCGTGGGTCCGGCAAGTCACACAACTTTGCCGAGTTGCTGATTGAAGAATGCTTGGCGACCAAAGGCACGCTGGCCGTATCGATCCGAGAAGTTCAGAAAACCCTCAAAGAATCAAGCAAGCGCCTGATTGAGAACAAGCTACAAGACTTCGGCTTAGGCCCGCGCCATGGCTTCAAGGTCTTCAACGAGGTGATTCAAACCCCTGGAGACGGCCAGATCGTCTTTCAAGGGATGCAGGACCACACAGCAGAGTCCATCAAGTCGCTGGAAGGCTATCGGATTGCATGGGTGGAAGAAGCGCAGACGCTTTCTCATCGCTCGTTGCAGCTGCTGAGGCCTACGATTCGCCTGGAGGGGTCAGAGCTTTGGTTTGGCTGGAACCCACGGCGTAAGACTGACGCTGTAGACGCGTTGCTGCGAGGTGATTCGTTACCTACTGGCGCTGTTGTTGTCCGAGCGAACTGGCGCGACAACCCGCGCTTCCCCAGCGTGCTGGAGGCAGAGCGCCTTGACTGCCTGCGCTTGCAGCCGGAGCAGTATGACCACGTGTGGGAGGGCGGGTACGCGACGGTTCTAGAGGGTGCCTACTACGCCGCATCGCTCAATCTGGCAAGGCAGGAAGGGCGCATTGGGCGGGTTTCTGCCGACCCATTGATGACGCGGCGCGTGTTCGTGGACATAGGCGGGACCGGAGCGCGTGCAGATGCTTTCACGATGTGGGTCGCGCAGTTCATTGGTAAAGAAATCCGCGTCCTGGATTACTACGAAGCCGTGGGCCAGCCGCTGGCAACGCACCTTGCCTGGATGCGATCCAAAGGCTACACGCCGGACAAAACTTCAATCTGGCTGCCGCACGACGGCGACACGCAAGACAAAGTGTTTGACGTGTCATACGCCAGCGCGCTGCGAGAAGCAGGGTTCACGGTAGAGGTTGTGCCGAATCAAGGTAAGGGCGCCGCTAAGGCCCGCATCGAGGCCGCTCGCAGATTGTTCCCGGCCATGTGGTTCAACCAGGAAACGACGCAGCCAGGGCTTGACGCTCTGGGCTGGTATCACGAAAAGAAGGATGAGGCCAGAAACATCGGACTCGGTCCCGAGCACGACTGGTCAAGCCATGGTGCAGACAGCTTCGGGCTGATGTGCGTTGCCTACGAAGAACCCATGCAGCAGCGCAAACCCTCTCAACAAATCATCTCTTGGATGGGCTAATGAGCGACAAAGACACACTTGCAGAGGCGCTGGAGGAATTCCGCCTGTCGGAAGACTCCGAGGCCGAAAACCGCAAGCAGTGGCTTGATGACGTGAAGTTTGCTCGCCTGGGCGAACAGTGGCCGGAGGGCGTGAAGCGTCAGCGCGAACTGGACGGGCGCCCTTGCCTGACCATCAACCGCATGCCCGCGATGATCCGCACGGTGGCGAACGACGCGCGGCAGAACAAACCGGCGATCAAGGTTCACCCGGTGGACTCTGGCGCCAAGCGCGAGACTGCCGAGATTTTGAACGGCCTGATCCGCAATATCGAGTACACATCCTCTGCGGATGTGGCCTACGACACGGCTCTTGACCACGCGCTAACGGGTGGATTCGGGTATTTCCGCATCTCGACCGACTACGCCTGTGATGACGAGTTTGACCAGGACATCCTGATCGAGCGCATTGCCAACCCGTTGACTGTGTACGGCGACGAAAACAGCACGTGTGCAGACTCCAGCGACTGGAACAAGGCTTTCACGACCGAGCTTTACACCAAAGAGGCTTTTGAAAAGCGCTGGAAGGGTGCGCAGCAGTCGAATTGGGAGACCGACTACCAAGACATGCCCAATGGCTGGCGCGATGGCGAGCTGATCCGCGTTGCCGAGTGGTGGAGCCGAAAGGAAGTGCCCGCCAAGCTGCTCAAGCTGTCCGATGGCATGGTGCTCTACGAACCCGAGTACCTCAAGATCAAGGATCTCCTTGACGCGCAGGGAATTGGTGTTGTGGGCGAGCGCGACACACGCACCTACAAGGTCACGCAACGCATCATGACCGGCGCAGAGGTGCTGGAAACGAATGACTGGGCTGGGAAGTACATCCCGATCATCCCGGTGTACGGCGATGAGGTGAACGTAGAGGGGAAGCGCCACTGGATCAGCCTGGTGCGTTGGGCCAAAGACCCGCAGCAGATGTTCAACTACTGGCGCACCGCCTCGACGGAGTTGGTTGCCTTGGCCCCCAAGACGCCGTTCATCGGGCCTAAAGGGGCGTTCAACACCGATCAGGCGAAGTGGGCCACGGCGAACGTGGTGTCGCACCCGTACATTGAGTTTGACGGCCCGCAGCCGCCTCAGCGCCAACCATTTGCCGGGCCTCCTGCGGGTGCTTTGCAAGAGGCCCTGAACGCGTCCGATGACATCAAGTCCGTGATGGGCATCTACGACGCCGCGATGGGCGCCAGGAGCAACGAGACATCGGGCCGGGCCATCCTGCAGCGCCAGCGCGAGTCGGACACGGCGACGTTCAATTACATCGACAACCTGAGCCGGGCGATCAAGCACGCTGGCCGGGTGATCGTGGACCTGATCCCCAAGGTCTACAACGCGCCTCGGATCATCCGCGTGATCCATGAGGACGGCACCAACGAATCCGTCCCGATCAACCAGCCGTTCATTCCTGAGCAGGCCAAGAGCCCGCAGAGCCAGAACTACGAGGCCGGTAAGCAGCAGGAAACCATCGACGGCCTGACGAAGATCTATGACGTCACGACCGGCAAATACGATGTGACCTGCGAAGTGGGGCCGTCGTACTCGACCAAGCGCGAGGAAGCCGCCGCCCAAATGCTGGAGCTGGGCCGCATGTTCCCGCCCATGATGCAGGTGGCCGGTGATTTGCTGGTGAAGAACCTCGACTGGCCTGGTGCAGATGACATTGCCGACCGCCTCAAGGCCATGCTGCCGCCTCAATTGCAGGGTCAATCGCCCCAGGTCATGCAGATGCGCCAGCAGATGCAGCAAATGGACCAGATGGCAAAGCAGGCGGTGGGGCAGCTGCAGCAACAACTGCAGGAGCTGAATCAGCAGCTTGCCCAGGCCAAGAGCCAGGAGCAGTCCAACGCCATTGACGCGCAAATCCAGGCGAAGAAGCTGAAAATCGACGAGTACAACGCTGTCACGAACCGCATGAAGGTGACGGCGCCAGCGATGAGCCCGCAGGAAATCCAGATGCTGGTCATGCAGACCGTCCAGCAGGCGCTGGCACCGCCAGACAGCGACACATCACAGCAACCGCCTCAGGGCGGTTTTTTAATGCCCGCCAATGCTGTTCCACCAACCTGACGCCACGTTTCGACGGCTCAAGGCGTGCTGGAGGCGCGCTGAACGAATGGGCAAGCCAGGCGACGTAGACCCCGCGCACCCACTGGCGGCGGCATGGTCAAACGCTGAGTTGATGTTGCAGGCCATGCCAGCGCACAAGAGCACCAGCTGCGATCTGCCAGAAGCAGCGCGCCAGACTGCAATGCGTGAGAACTCAGCCGAATGGTTGTGCAACCTGGTTGTGCTGGATTGGTTCGCGGAGCGTGTAGACCGCTATGCCAAGTGCCATCTAGTCGATGGCGATAGCTCGTTAGCCGCCATGTTGCATGCGTGGCTTATACAAATGCCACTGAACCCTTTACTAATGCCCGGCGAACAGCCCCCGCCAGTCATGCCGCAAGGCTAATTTTGGGGCCGCGCATCGCTGAGAAGCGACCGCAGGAGACGTAATGTCAACAGAACAGGAACAACCCTCCGGGGATTCCCAGGTGCAGGATGAATTGGACGTAGGCACCACGTCCGGCGAAACCAACGAGATCGAACTTGACGAAAACGGCCTCCCCGTAGAGCAACCCGTTGACGACGAAGACGAGCTTGAAGACGACCTCGATGGGGTCAAGGTTCGCGGAAAAAAAGAGCTTGTCGAAAAGCTCAAGGCCGAACGCCTGATGCAAGCGGATTACACCCGCAAGACCCAGGAAGTGGCCGAACAGCGCAAGGCTATTGAAGCTGCACAACAGCAGTTCCAGGCCCAGCGCCAATTTGAGCAGCAGAACCTGGACATTGTTGCGGACCTCCGCGCGATGGATCGGGAAATGGCGCAGCTGTCGCAGGTAAATCTGCAGCAGTTGAGCGACCATGACCCGGTGCAGGCTCAAAAGCTCATGGTGCGACTGCAGCAACTGCAAACCGCTCGCGGACAGGCTGCACACGCACTCACGCAGAGACACCAAGCATTCACCCAGGCGCAACAGCAAGAGGCTGCACGGCAACTGGAGGAAGGGCAGAAGGTTCTACAGCGTGACATCCCCGGCTGGGGACCGGAACTGGCTCAAAAACTGACGTCCTTTGCGCTAGCCAATGGCTACACACAGGCCGAAGTCGCCGCCATCCGTTCGCCCGCAATGGTTCGCAGTCTGTACCGCGAATACCAGGTAGCCGAGGCAAAAAAGCAGGCCACCCAGCGCCCGCCGCAGGTCCAAACCGCGCCAGTCACTCGCGTGAACTCCGCGAGCAAGAGCAGGGCTGCAGTAGACCCGGACAAGCTCTCCCCAGAGCAATGGCTGAAGTGGCGAAACGCACAAGTCAAGCGATAGCACTTTTCAACCCTTAACGCCGAGAGGCGCCAGGAGCCAACATGGCAAATACCATTCTGACCCCCACCGCAGTGACCCGTGAGGCGCTGCGCATCCTCCACCAAAAGCTGAACTTCGTCGGCAACGTCAACCGCACTTATGACGACTCGTTTGCAAAAACGGGCGCCAAGATCGGTGACAGCCTGAAAATCCGCCTGCCCAACCAGTACACGGTCCGCACCGGTGCGACTCTGGCTGCGCAGGACACCTCGGAAATCAGCACCACGCTGCAAGTTGCCACGCAAAAGGGCGTTGACCTGAACTTCACTTCGGTTGACCTGACCCTGAGCCTGGACGATTTCAGCAAGCGCATCCTGGACCCCGCCATGTCGGTGCTGGCTGCGAACATCGAATCCGATGCGCTGTCGATGATGCTCGACGTTTACAACAACGTGAACAACATCGGCTCGGCCATCTCGTTCAACAAGGTGATGGCTTCGCGCAAGGTGCTGAACGACAACCTGGCCCCGATGGACAACAACCGCTCCATCCTGCTGAACACGCAGGACAACGTGGACTTGGTTGACGGCCTCAAGGGCCTGTTCCAGGACTCCACCGCGATCAAGGAGCAGTACCGCGAGGGTTCGATGGGCCGTACCGGTGGGTATGACTTCTACGAAAACACGCTGATCCAGAACCAGACCACCGGCACCGCACTGGCCGCAACCACGTACACCGTGAACGGCGCTGTGACGGCCAATGGCTCCACCTCGGTTGTGGTTGCTACGGGTTCGACCACCTTCAAGAAGGGCGACATCATCACCTTCGTGGGTTGCAACCGCGTGCACCCTGAATCCAAGGTGGACACCGGCGTCCTGCAGCAATTCACCGTCACGGCGGATTACGCTGGCGGCGCTGGCACGCTGAACTTTGCGCCTGCGATCTACACCTCTGGCGGCCGTCAGAACGTGGTTGCAGCGGGTATCGCCAACGGCGTGGCAATTGCCAAGGTGGGCGGCGCATCGGCCATCTACAAGCCTTCGCTGGCCTTCCACAAAGACGCCTTCGCGTTCGCCACTGCTGACTTGGTGATGCCTTCCGGCGTGGACTTCTCGTCTCGCCAAGTGATGGACGGCCTGTCCATGCGCATCGTGCGCCAGTACGACATCAACAACGACAAGTTCCCTTGCCGTCTCGATATCTTGTACGGCTACAAGACGATCCGCCCTGAGCTGGCTTGCCGAATCCTCAGCAACTAAACGACTCCCCCGCTTCGGCGGGGGTTTCTTTTGGAGGACGCATGTCCCAAGAATTCCCCAAGGGCCTGAGCAAAGGCGATGACTGGGTGATCGTTTTCAGCGCGGAGGAAGAAGCCATGGCACGCAGCAATGGATACCGCTTCTGTCGCGATGAAGAAGAAACCCCGGCAGAGCCCAAGAAGCGCCCAGGCCGTCCGCCAAAGGCCAAAGAATGAGCATCGGCACCTACGCAGAACTGCGCACCGCCGTTGCCGCGTGGCTCAAACGCACCGACCTGACGGCGCAGATTCCGGACTTCATCCGCCTGGCAGAAGTGCGGATCAAGTCGCTGGTGGATCTCGGCGCGCTGGAGACCACAGCCACGCTGGCGACGACGCCAGACAGCCCGACCATCGCGCTCCCGGCGGATTTCAAGAACCCAATTGCGCTGTGGATTGATGACATCGACCCGCAGGAGCAACTCACCCAGCTCCTGCCGCAGGCTCTGCCCTACTACGACACACCCAATCGTCCGCAGTATTGGGCCATCGACGGCGCGGACATCCGCTTTCAGTGCCCAGCCGACGCGGCATACCCGATCAAGTTTCGTTACTCGCAACTGTTTGAGTTGTCGGACGCCAACCCCACCAACAGCATCCTGACCGGCTTCCCCGATGTGTACCTGTTTGGCGCACTTGCGGAGGCTGGTGACTACTCGTTTGACAGCGAAAACGGCCTGAAGTGGAACGCCAAGTTCCAGGACGCCGTGCAGCGCTGCAACAGCCTGCAGTCCGCAGAAAACAAGAACGTCCCGCTGATGACTGAGCTATCACGTATCGCGCGGCAACGCTTCAACATCATGAGGGGCTACTGATGACCGTTGAAACCGCAAGCTGGATCAACGAGCTAGATCCAGACCTCCCCGCACAGACAGACCTCAAGCGGGAAGGCCCGCAGCACATGCGCATGACCAAGCAAGTGCTGCAGAACACCTTTCCCAACTTCGGCACCTCCGCCCCGGTCAACGCCACACCCGCAGAGCTGAACTACTCAGTCGGTGTCACCAGCGCGATCCAGACCCAGCTGAACACGCTCACCGCTCAAAAAGCAGCGAAGGCTGGCGATACCTACACCGGCACGCACGATTTCACCGGGGCCACGCTGACGGCTGCGACGCAGGCGCCATCCGACGCCACCAACAAGGTAGCGACGATGGCGGCACTGGCCGCTGCGTCGTTCTCCAGCGCCCTTCCTGGTCAGGCGGGCAACGAACGCAAGTGGATCAAGACCAACGGCACGGACGCGTCGTGGCAGTACCTGTCGCTGGACACGGAAACGATCACCGCCAACACCGTTGCAGAGCCCGGCAAGTTCTACGTGATCGCCACCGCTGACATCACGCTGACCATCCCTGCGACCTTCAACGCGAATGAGCCGGTGGGGTTCGGCATGTCGCGCGGGATCACCCGGGCCTACGTGGACTGGACCACCAACAAACTCAAAGGCCGCGATCCAGGTGTGATGGAGCTGCAGAGCCAGAACGACGCGGCAACGGTCACGTTTGCCAACGCCACTGACGGATTCGTGGAGGCTTAATGTCTAGCATTTATTCAAGCTTTTTCAGCGGCAGCGGCGGCACCGAGCGGGTGGGGTCGATCAAGGCTGCTTTCTACGGCAACGCCTCACCCGATTGGGAGCGACTGGACGGTCGGTCTTTGGTCCGGGCGAGCTACCCCGATCTTTCACCACTGTTCCCATTCAACAAACTGGTCCCCACTGCGCGGGCTTTGGCTGTTTCGCCTGGTGGTGCGGGGATCTCCCCCGTTGTTGCAACAGCCAATCATTTCGTTGCCTCTGCTGGGTCTGGCACGTCTGCGATTCAGTATTCCAGCGACGGCGCCACGTGGGCAACAACGGCAACACCATCGGCAACGGTGGTGACTCTTATAGCGACAGCAAGCCGATTTGTTGGCATCCAATCGGGCGCCGCGCAACCACTGGTAACCGCCAATCTCACGCCATCAGGGACATGGAGTCTGACGTCATCCGGTCCGGCCTCGCTCACCTTGGGCAATCACATCAGCCGCATGGCCTACAGCTCCAGTCTGGGGCGCGTGTTGGCTGCCGCAGGGGCGCGATACACGCTGGATGACGGCTCGACAACCTGGGTGAGTCGTACATCCACAAGTGGCCTGGCAACGCCGGTGGGGGTTTGCTGGACAGGGAATCGCTTCGTATGCATCGGTGCAGCCACGGCGGTGTGTGAGTTCTCGACGGATGGCATTACCTACACCGCAGGTGCTTTGGCCGAGGCCACTTCGGCATCCTTGGGTTGTATCGCTAGCAACGGCTCCGGTCTTGTCGTCGTGTCTGGCTCGCCATCTGGTTTGCAAGTCAGTTCGGACCACGGCGCATCGTGGCGCATCGTGCAAATACCTGGGATCGCGCCGTCGGATGCGTGGCGAGTTCAATACATCGAAGACCGATTCTGTGTAACGACCACTTCGGGGCTGGCGTTCTCCAGCAATGGAGACGACTGGTTCCTGGACAACACCACGACACAGGCAATGGCCGTGGCGACAGGTATCGCAAAGAAGGGCACGACGATTGTCCAAATTCAACCGAGCACGACATCGGCTTACTCGTTCACCTTCTCCGCGACGGACTTCCTGCTGCCCACGCTCCGCAGCGTGATGCCAGTTGCGTCCGGCACGCCGACTGCTGGACCACCTCTGTACATCAAGGCCCGGTAAATGCCCATCGTCAAGATTCCCGACTGCGGTCGGGGGGTCAACCTCGACCTGACGCCGGAGGAACTGCAAGCCGGGATGTGGTCGGACTGCCGGAACATGCGGTTCAAAGACGGCTACGCCCAAAGGTTCGGTGGGATGGCGCAGATCTTCGACACGCCGACGACCGACCTTCGTTGGATCACCGCTTACCAGACCGCGACAAAGCGGTTCTTCGTGACCGCAGGGACGGACCGAGTCTTTGCTGATGACGGGACCACGCGGACGGAAATCACCCGCCTTGCCGAACCCATCGAAATCCTGTCGATTACCCGCACCTCAGCAACCCTCGCCACGCTCAAGACCAAGACGGCTCACGGGCGGACTACGGGCGACCTGATAACGGTGTACGGCGCGACTCCGGATGCGTTCAACGTCACGGCGGTGGTGGCCACGGTCACGGCTGCGGATACCTTCACCTACGCCCTCACGACAGACCCAGGCACCAGTGCGACCACGGTGGGCCATCTGATCGGCCCAGGGGCTGCGGTGGAGCCGTTTACGGGCGGTATTGATGACCGCTGGACCGGTGGCGTGATCGGCGGGATTCTGATCATGAACAACGGCATCGACCCGCCTCAATACTGGGCCGGTGACGATGCCAAGCTGCGCACACTCCCGGGCTGGGATTCAACCTGGCGCGCTCAAGTCATGGTGGTGTTCAAGCAGTACATCCTGGCCCTCGGAGTCTCAAAAGACGGGGTGATGAACCCCAACATGGTCAAGTGGTCAACCTCTGCGGTCCCTGGGGCGATCCCGACATCTTGGAATGAGGCCGACCTAACCCTTGATGCCGGGGAGGTTGACATCGCCGAGACCCCTGATTTGCTGGTCGATGCCCTCCAACTCGGGGATGCACTGGTCGTCTACAAGCAGCGCTCGGCCTACGTGATCAGGCTGATCGGACAGCCCTTCATCTTCCAGATCCAGCGACTTCCCGGCGACTCCGGGATGCTGTTCCGGGGGTGTGCTGCAAACACCCCTCTGGGCCATGTGGTGCTGACCTCCGGTGATGTGGTCATCAACAACGGCCAGGGTATGCAATCGGTGGCCGATGGGTGGGTTCGTAGATACCTGAACAACAACATCGACTCGGTGTACTACCAACGGGCTTTTGTGACCGTCAACCCTCAAGAAAACGAGGTGTTGGTGTGCATCCCCGAGGCTGGGCAAACAGCCTGCTCCCTCGCCCTGGTGTGGAACTGGAAAGACAAGACTTGGGGCAAGCGAGATTTGCACAACGCCACGTTCGGTGCAGTGGGGCAGATCTCCGGAGACGCCGCTTTCTCGATTTGGGACAACGACAACGAGTCGTGGGAGCTGGACAGCACGACCTGGAACGAGGATGAATACGCGCCCAACGAGGCCCGCTTGCTGTTGTGCGAGACAGGTCGAATCGTGGCGTTTGACGTGTCCAGCTCGGACGATGGCGTGAACCCTCTTCCTGGGATGCTGGAGCGCACGGGCATCTGGCTGGACGACTCAGAGGTCAACAAGCTGCTGAAAGCGGTTTATCCCCGCATCGACGGACCTTCACAAGCCCAGGTTTCCCTGTTGATCGGCGCCGCGATGGTGGCTGACAGCATCCCGGCGTGGAGCGATGCAATCCCATTCATCGTTGGCCGGGATATGAAAGCCGATGGCTTTGCAAAGGGCCGGTATCTCGCCGTGCGACTGGAGTGCAGCGACCCCTGGCGCATGCGGTCTCTCAACCTCGATGTTGTCCCTGCGGGGTACCACTGATGCAACGCTACATCCCCCAAACCCCTCTCGGGGCGGTGGACCCTTACGTCTACCAAGAACTGCAAAACATCGCCAGGAGCCAGACCGACCCGGTCTCGTTTTTGGCCCTGCAGGTGCAACACGCGGCGCCTCGCGTGCCGAGCGACACACAGATTGCAACCCTCGCCATTGCTGACGGAACCAACTGGAACCCAGGCTCCGGTGCGGGGCTGTATCGCTATCAAAACAACGTCTGGACTTTTATAGGGTGAAACCATGGCCGATCCATATTCCATGCTCGTCAATGCCAACTTCGCATCGGACTACAAAGTCCCCGATTGGGTCCGGCAGGCCAACTTCACGGGCGGCAGCGACCCATCGAAGTACACCGACTTCTTCGCCTCGAACCCTCAGTATCTGGAGGATTGGGCGCGTATCACATCGGGGGGGCAGTCTGCGTTCTCCACCGATGGATCCACGCTGATCCGCTCCAACCCTAATTCGATGCCGACCGAAGTCGCGGACTACTATCGCAAGAACCCCAACGAGCTGCTAGCCATTGAGGGTTTTGGTCAAGATCCGACGCTCTCGTACATGAACTACTACGGGGGCCCCGGCAGCATCGGACGCCCGAAGAACGTTCTTTCTAGCGACTTCTTGCGCGACAACTACTGGAACGACAAAACCGTCACGGCTGGTGATGCGTCCGCGCGCTACGGTGCTCCTGGTACATGGGCCAACGCCCAGCAGTACGGCTCGACCCGCGCACCCACCAAGCCCATGGACATGAGCTACGGCGGCTCCATGTCGTCCACGATGCAGCAAAACCCCTACGCTGACAAGATGGCAGCGACCCTCGGCCAGCAGATGGGCGAACAGTTCCAGCGCCAGATCGCCCCACAGATCGCATCGGGCGCACAGCTCGCAGGTGGTTACGGCGGCTCGCGCCAAGGCGTGATGGAGGCCAACGCCGCCAACGACCTCCAGCAAAACACCGGCCAGGCCATCGGCACGCTGTTGGGGAACCTGTACGGCCAGGATCTGAACTACAACCTGGGCATGAACAACGTTGGCCTGGGGTACGCCAACCTCGACCGCAACATCGCCAACGACAACAACCAATGGGGCCTGCAAGGGGCGCAATTGGGCATGCAACTGCAAGACCGCCAGCTGCAGCAAAACCAGCTGGGTTTGTCCAACGGCTCGCAGATCTACAACACGCCCTGGAACAATATCAACCAGTACGGCGGGCTGTACAACCAGATTGGGCAAGGGTTCGGCCAAACCTCGCAAAGCGGCGGCGGTGGCAATCCCATGATGGGCATGCTCGGCGGCGCGCAGATCGGAAACCAGATTGGCAACTGGTGGAACAGCAACAACAGCATGACCAGCAACGGCGGCTGGGGCACCGGTAACTCCTACGGCAATCAAGACCTGGGCATGTACTTCTGATGCACTACACCCCCTCAACCATTCCCGACGAGGCCGCTGCAGCACTTGCACCGGCCTTTGATCGTTATGGGGTGCAAAGCGCTTCTGAGTGGGTGCAGCGATGCCGCGATGACTTGGCCCAACTATGGCGAGTTGGCCGTGTTTGGGCTGTCACAGAGGTGTGCAAACAAAAAGAAGGCCCTGGAGTTCACATCGTCGCGATGGCAGGTGATTTCACGCACGAAATCATGAACGAGATCGAAACATGGGCGAAAGCCATCGGTTGCAAGAAGGCGTACTTCTCTGGCCGGAAAGGCTGGATGCGCCGTCTGCCGGACTATGAGCTGGCCTCAATTACCTGTGTAAAGGAGTTATGACATGCCCGGAGTTATTGGACCAGCACTTGGTGGCTTGATGGGTGGTCTTTTTGGGGGGGATGACGGCGGCGGCCAGCAAGTCTCCAAGGACCCATGGGCACCGGCTCAAAAGCCTCTGCAAAACACGCTGGATTGGGGGCAAATGCTCCAGCAATACCAGATGCAGAACCCCTGGAACCCGATGCAGCAGGTGGCGTACCAGAACACATTCACCGACCTCGATGCATTCCGCGACCAGAACAACGGGATCATGGGATTGGCTAACAAGCTGATGGGCTCGAACTACCAGCGCGGCCAACAACCCGGTGGATTGCTCAGCATGCCCCAGCAAATGCCCATGCAGGCCCGCCCGCAGGGTTTGCTTGGCCCTGGCGTGTTCTCGATCCCGCAGGGGCAAAAGTACGGCCAGGTCAACTGGCAAGAGATGAACCCATGGACTGCAACCGGTGGCCCGCGCGTGAACAAGCCCAAGGAAGAAACCGAGGAAGAACGCCGTCGCCGCGAGGAAGAAGAACGCAACAAGAATTGGGTCAACCCTGACCGCCACGGCGCAGGAGCGTAAACATGGCAGGACTACTTGACTTCAACAATCCTGAGATGCGGATGGGCCTCGGCCTGCTCGCGCTCGGGCAAATGCCCAAGGCGCAGGGGTTTCAAGGGCTGATGGGGCTGCTGGCTGCGCAAGATCAGGCCGCACAGGCTCGCGCTGAGGCAGAGTGGAAGCAGGCACAGATCGGGCGCCAAAAGAAGGAATGGGAGCAGCAGGATCGAGAAGCCGCACTCGCCGGGCAGTTCTTCAAGCCCGGGACGCGTGAACTCTCCCCTTTGGCTGGCGATCCAGAGGCCGGGATCTTGCCCAGCGCTGGGCGCCCAGGAACTCCAGCGGGGTTCGACATGCAGGGCTATGCCCAGGCCATGATGGGGGTGAACCCGGCGAAGGGTATGCAGATCCTTCAATCCCTGCAAAAGGAAATCCCGGTCGACAAGATCAACCCGGAGAAATTCACCCCCGCGTCCCTGGCGAAGTTCGCCCAAACACGCAACTACGGCGACTTGCAACCGCGCGACAAGCTGGAGTTTGTGGAGGGTGTCGGCGTCAATCCCTACGACCCGGCGAACACGAATCGAGCCATCCCCAATCCCAACAAGCCGTTCCAGATGGACCCCGCAGGCAACATCGTGCCGAACCGGGCCTATCAGGATTACGAGATCCGCAAGGCTGGGGCAGGGGCCACGCGCGTCAGCAACAACGTCGCGGTGAACACGGAAAAGTCATTCCTGAATGAGCTGGCTGGTGGATTGGGTAAACAGGTGGATAGCTCACTGGCTCAGGCCCGAGGCGCTTCGGACTCACTGCGCACTATCGGGCAGTTGAGCGACATCCTGAACAGCGGCAAGGTCATGGCCGGTCCGGCAACCAAGCCCGCGATACTGCTCACTCAGCTTGGGTCTCAGCTTGGACTTGCAGGGAAAGATGCCAATGAAACCCTGCAGAAGACCCGCGCCGCCATGCAGCAGATGGCGCAGCTGGAACTGGACGCAGCAGCCCAAATGAAGGGGCAAGGCCAGATCACCGAAAACGAGCGCGACATCATCCGCCGTGCGGCATCCGGTGACATCAGCATGACCCTGCCAGAACTCAAGACGCTGACCGCATCCCTGGAAAAGACCGCCCGCTATCGCATCGAGCGCCACAACCAGAACGTGCAGCCGTTGCTCGCGAACCCCAACGCCGCAGCGCTGGCGCCATTCCTTACCGTGCCGTCGCCATCACCTCAGAATCGGCCATCGACTGCTGGTGGTGAGTGGAAAATACTAGGGGTTCAATAGTGCCTATCTACACTCTCCAAGGGCCGGATGGCAAAACCTATACGGTAGAAGGCCCGGCAGGCGCCACTGCAGATCAAATCGGCGCGTTTGTGATGAGCCAGCAACAGGCCGCGCCAGCACCTCAGCCGGTCCAAGAGGCGGGCCAATCCATCAACCGTGGGTTGTCCGACATTCCTCGCCAGATCGGGCTCACCGCCCGCTATGCGCTGGAAGGCCCAGCCCAGGCAGCTCAGATCGTCACAGAACCCATTGCGGGGTTGATGCGCCTGGGTGGCATCAAGACAAAGCCGCTCGGAGAAATTGCCTCCGGCCTGGCTGACACTATTGGCCTGCCCAAGCCAGCAACCAGCCAGGAGCGCGTGGTTGGCGATGCGACACGGTTGCTGGCCGGTACTGGCGGGATGCTGGGTGCTTCGCGCGCTGCGGCGCAACTCCCCGGCATGGTTGGAACGGTGGGCGCAGGAATGGCCGCGAACCCGACGGCTCAGCTCACATCTGCCACTGGCGCTGGCGTCATGGGTGGGCTGTCGCGCGAAGGCGGCGGCAATGAGCTGCAGCAGGCCGGTGCAGCCGTGATCGGCGGCGTGGCGGGCGGACTGGTGCCCGGTGCAGCCAACGCGGTCGCCAACGCAGGCAAGCGCGCCTTCAACCGGCTCACTCCCCAGCAAATGGATGTGCAGATCAGCAACGTCCTGCAGCGGGCGGGGATGGACTACAGCCAAGTCCCGGAACGCGCCCGCCAATCTTTGCGCGCCCAGATGCAGGATGCCTTGCGCGCGGGGCAGGAGCTAGACCCCGCTGCGGTTCGCAGATTGGCAGAGTTCCAGGCGGTTGGGGCAACGCCCACGCGCGGGATGGTCACGCAAGACCCGGTGCGTATCACGCAGGAAATGAACCTCGCCAAGATGGGGGCGAGCTCCTCGGATGGTGGGTTGCAAGGCTTGGCGCGAGTTCAGAACCAAAACAACGCGCGGTTGATTCAATCTTTGAACGAGCAAGGCGCGACCCGAGGGGATATCTACAAGGCGGGCGAAACCGTAACTGGCGCAGTTCTAAGTCGTCAGTCGCAACTGCGAGGCGCAGAGCAAGCCGCGTGGGATGCAGCCAAAGGTTCGCCGGGCTACAAACAGCCCATTTCGTCCAAGGTGATCAGCGACATTAACCAAACGCTCGGTGACGAGGGGTTGATGCCGTTCATGAACCCGACGATCTCGCGGTACATGGAGGCTTTCCAGACTGGGCAGCCATTCACCCCGCAGGACTATCGCAACCTGCAATCAATGCTCTCGCGCGAAGTGTTCAAAGGTGGCAACGAGGGCGCAGCGGCGAAGGCTGCAGCCCGCGTGCTTTCGCAGGCTGAGGTGCAACCAATCACCAATCCGCGCGGAATCGACTTTGGCAACTCAGTGATCACTGGCGACATGGCGCAGCGCCTGCGGGCTATGGATGCCGCTCCAGCATCTGCGATTGACGCTGTGAACCGGGCGAGGGGAGCGACCCGCGCCGCTTATGCATATGAGGATGCAAATCCCATCGTGCGCAGCGTCTTGTCAGAAAGCGGGGCAAGCGACCCTGCTCGGATTGCTCAGAAGTTCATCATCGGCGGGACGCCCAACGAAGCGCGAGAACTGGTGCAGGAGATCGGCCCGCAAGGTGTGCCAGTAGTGCGCGATGCAATTTTGGCGCACCTGAAAGACAAGGCACTTGGCGGGGCTTCGGATGAAGTCGGGAAGTTCAGTCAGTCGGCATTTAACCGCGAACTGAACAAGATCGGTGATCGCAAGTTGTCCCTGTTCTTCTCGCCCGAAGAATTGGCCCAACTGCGCACCGTTGGCCGTGTGGCTAGTTACATGCAGAACCAGCCAGTAGGCTCAGCCGTGAACAACAGCAACTCTGGTGCGCTACTGCTTGGGAAGGGGATCGACGTTCTCAACAACATCCCTGTGATTGGGCCTCTGGCTGGGCCAGCGCTGCAGAACATCAATATCACGATGCAGCAACGCGCGGCGCAGAACGTGGCGCCCGGTTTGCTTGCGCTGCAACCGCGCCCCCCGCTGGCGAGTGGCCTGCTCAATCCAGCACTCGGATTCTCCGGCGGGCTACTTGCGGCGCCACCGGTCAATTAATGCAAGGATAGCCAGCGACACCAGCCACCCGAGCAATATCGGGTTGATGCCCGTGGCGCGAATCCATGCCGAAATCGTCTCACCCATGCCCGCTCCTTGCGGGCTTTTTTACGCCCGACTCTCAATTATCACCCCATGAGTAATCACACCGTCGAAACCGCAGGCATTGCCGCAAGCAAAGTAGCCGCATACGGAGGCGCAGGCAGCGCCGTTGTGTTCGGCCTGACCCTGAACGAGCTTGGCGTGATCGTCGGCATTTTCGTCGGGGTAACCGGTCTGATCCTCGGCCAGTACTGGTCTTGGCGCAAAGACCGACGCGAGATGCGGGAAATGGCACTGAGGATGCGCAGTGAGTACGGCTCGAACTGGGACAAGCTATGAGCGATTTTCTCCAAGCCTTCGAGCGCATGATCGTCAACGAGGGCGGCTACAAGCTGCACACCGTTGCCGGTGATCGCGGCGGCATGACCTATGCAGGCATTTCGCGCAACAACTGGCCCAACTGGCCTGGGTGGTCCTATCTGGACAGCGGCGACACACCCCCGGCTGAGATGGTGCGCGGCTTCTATCGCTCCAACTTTTGGACGCCCCTGCGGCTGGAAGAGGTGCAGAGCCAAGACATGGCCCGAACCCTGTTCGATTTCGCGGTGAATGCCGGGACCTCGACGGCGGCAAAGCTTGCCCAGATCGTCATAGGGACTACACCGGACGGCAAGGTGGGCCCCAAGACTCTGGCAGCGTTGAACAACTACGACGCCGACCTATTCATGGCTCGCTATGCCCTGGCAAAGATCGCCCGGTATGAGCAGATCGTCACCAAGGACCGCAGCCAAGGCAAGTTCCTGCTGGGCTGGGTCCGCCGCACACTCAAGGAAGCCGCATGAACCCCCTCGCAGTCTCCGCCGTGGGCGGAATCGTCGGCACCATCGGGCAGGTGATCGATGACCTGGTGACAACCGACAAGGAGCGCCTGGATGCTCAGATCGAGCTTGCCAAGATCGATGCAACTCTGCTCACGGGCCAGATGGAGGTCAACAAGGCCGAGGCCGCGCACGAGTCTATTTTCGTCGCAGGCTGGCGCCCGGCCTGTGGGTGGATCGGTGCGGCGGCGATGGCCTATCAGTTCATCCTCTATCCGTTCATGGTGTGGGGGTGGGCCCTGATGCAAGCCAAGGGGTGGATACCCGACACATTGGCACACCCGCCAATGCTCGACACGGATGCGCTATGGGTGATCCTGACCGGCATGCTGGGCATTGCTGGGGCTCGCACCTTCGAGAAGATCAAGGGCGTGTCCAAACCCTGATGGATGCGTGGCCGTCAAAGCCGCGCTGAGATCTGCTCCGGGGTCTCTCGGTAATAACGGCGCATGAGGATATTCAGATCCTTGTGTCGGCTGATTCGGGCAAGTGTCAGCACATCCATTTTTCGGGCAAGCAGCGTCAATGCCGTGGCCCGCGTGTCGTGGAAGGTCAATCCTTCAATCAACAACTCGTTATGGAGTGTGCTGAACAGCGTGCTGCCTTCGTTCGGGCCTACCGTGAACTTCGGCATGTTCATCAGCACCTTGCGCGCCCGGGCGACCGTTGGGACGATGGTAGGGCGGTTCTCTGTCTTGGATGGCGGGATGATGATCACGTTTCGCTGAGGGTCGAACGAACAACCAAGGATCTCTTTCAGCCGTAGTCCGGTATGCAAAGCGATCCTGAAAGCGGCCTGCATCTCAGCAGTCTTTTCCACCCGCCGCGCGCGCAATACCCGCTTGATCAACTTCCAAGGCCACACCGGCTCCCGGGGCGGGTTTTCCTTCGGTAGGCGGACTCCCTTGAATGGTGACTCGTCCAGCCATCTCCATTCATCCACGGCCAGCGTGAACAAGTTGCGATACAGATTCACTTCGCGCAACACCGTGGAGCCTGTGACCGTCTCTAGGCGCTTGTCGCGCCACTCCCCAATCATTTCGCTTGTGATGGACGCCAGTGCAACTTCGCCGAAGTGCTCTTGGAAGGCTTTGAGCCGCAGCGTTTCCCATTTCACTGCATCGCGTTTGGCCCTGGACGCGGTCTCAATGTACTTGGCGCACGCCTCTGCCAGAGTGTGCCCGCGTTGCGCCCCAGCATCAATTTCCGCCTCCACCCGGTTCGCCCAGGCTACAGCCTCGCGCTTGGTGGGCCAAATGGCCGATTTGCGCACACCCTTGCGGGCTACCTGCGCTCTCCACTTGTCCCCATGCGGCTTGATCGATGCCATGCGTAATTCCCCACGATGCGTAAATTCGTGGGGAGACTGTAGCAAGAATGGGGAATGAAAAACAAAAACGGCGACTTCCGTGGGTGTGTGGAAGTCGCCGTAAGTGCTTGATCTATCGAAGAAAATCGGCAATTAGCGGGAATGTTGAAAGACCGCAAAAATAGCCGATGGTGCCCGGGGCCGGAATCGAACCGGCACGCCTTGCGGCGGGGGATTTTGAGTCCCCTGCGTCTACCAATTTCACCACCCGGGCGGGAATTCGTGAAGCCGCAAATTATGGCACAGTAGGGCGCATGAAATATCCGACGATTGAAGATGCGGTGGGCAACACGCCGCTGGTGGCGCTGCAGCGCATCGGGGCGCAGGACAATACGGCGCGGGGCAATGTGGTGCTGGGCAAGCTGGAGGGCAACAACCCGGCCGGTTCGGTGAAGGACCGGCCTGCGCTGTCGATGATTCGCCGGGCGGAGGAGCGGGGCGATATCCGCCCGGGCGACACGCTGATCGAGGCCACGTCGGGCAATACGGGCATTGCGCTGGCCATGGCGGCGGCGATCAAGGGCTATCGCATGGTGCTGGTGATGCCCGAAGACCTG